GCCGCACGTCGCGCGGCCGACCTTGCCCTGTTGAGGGACCTCGAGGAGCAGCTGCTCTGGGACCACGCCGCACGGGCAGGCCTTGAACTCTCGCTTCTCTGGTTGTTCCTGCTTGGCACCACTTGCTGCAGCCTCAGCGGCCTGTTCAATCGTCTCGCTCAATTTCTTTCTCCTCGAGCTCCCACTTGAGCTCGTAGTAGTCGATCCAATCCTGCGCGGTCATCCTGCAGCTGGATCGCTTAATGCAGGCGCGGTATGCGTGGTAGGTTCTGGCGGCCTCCTCGGCCGAGGGCGAGGGATCATACAGCACCCCGCTCCATACACCGCAAATGTAGGCGGCAACGAGTAGCACCACAACCTCCAAGGAGTTGACCTCGTATTTTCTCATGCCAGTCCAGCCTCCTCGAGCATGTAGTCGACATCCTCCTCCCAGAAACCCTGCCCCTTGGCGCTGCCGTAGAGGATCGCTTTCAGCCTCTCGAAGTCCTCGTATGAGACCCACTCGCCGGTCTCGCTCTCCTCCATGTGGCAGGTAGCGTCACCGTGGTTGTGGAACTCCGTCTCAATGTCGTAGCGTTTGACGGTCATGCCAGTCCAGCCTCCTCGTAGCACTCCGCGATGAACAGCTTGCACCGTTCCTCCATGGCGTCGATCAACTTCTGGTCGCGCGGGATCCAGGAGACGTGCAACTTCTGGGCGATGCCGCCCTCGAGGTTCGTGCCGATGTAGTAGTTCGCAAAGCCCCACGTCTGGAATCCGGTGAGCATCATAAAGCCTTGGACTTGGTGCCGGTTCTCGGCAGGGCAAGCCCTGATCGTTCCCTCGTGCTCCTCGGCCATGTCGCGGAATTTGCGATAGTTTTTGTAAAGGGCGCGGCATTTGATCTCGACGCCGCGATCGTAGTTGGGCAGGTGCATCATGTCAGGCGAGCCGCCGAGCCAGTCGTACTTGTCGCTCACGAGAAACACGTCATGCTCAGTCTCGAGCTCGTACTTCCACTCGTAGGCGCCGATCGCCCGGGGCTCATTCTCCCGGCCGTGGTCGGCCCACTGTGGATTCTCCTCGACGTGGCGGTAGCCGAGCATCTCTTTGACCTTCTCGTTCTGGTACTTCTGGTATCGCTTCGTCGACGGCTTCGCCATGACATCTGCCAGCCTCGAGCAGGTGATCCGATTGCGACGAACGTCGAACCACTCCTCGGATCCCTGCTCTACCGTAATGATCCTGCAGTCCATTACGCGCTCGGCTTAGCTGGCTTTGCCGGCTTCTCGCTCTTACCCTCAACCTCCTCTGGTGCCTTGGTGCCACGCTTCTTGGCCTGATTCTCCATGCGTTTGATCGCGACATCGAATTCGTCCGCTGGTATCAGCCGGACCTCCTCGACCATGTGGATCTTCTTGCACATGCGCTCGAGCATGGCCTCGGCGTCGTCGCCAAAGAGCTCGTCCGCGGTCTCGAATATCTTGTCGGCCTGCGCTGCGGTGATCAGCTTGGCCGCCGGCTGAGCCTTCTCGGCGTCATCATCCTGGGCGCCGGCGATCGCGAGGATCGACATGGCCACGTAGCGCCGCATGTAGGTCATCGCTGAGCCAACACCCTGCGGTGACGGATCAGGCACGACCATCTCAAAGTAGTTCTCGATCGACTGGCCTGACTTGTGGCCGAGGATCGTGGTGAGCCCGAGGATCTCGCCGCGGTCTCCCTGTGGCCGGGTCGGCAGCTGCATGAGCGAGAGCCCGTGCTTGGATAGCACTGGGCGCACGGTCGAGAGCACACCACTGAGCGTGGCGTACTTGTAACCGTACTTGCCGCCAGACTTCATGCGGACCTCGGCCTCGCCGGTCTGCTCCGGATCCGTGAGCTCGGCCTGTGCTTTGGCCAGCGCATCGAACAGCTTGTCGGTGTCGGACTGGCCGGCGTCGGCAATGATTGAGATTTTGTCGAACAGCTTGTCGTGGTCGAGCGTCTTGTCACTGATCAGGTCGAGCCGATCGGTCATGGCGTCGAGCCTGTCCGGTAGGGCATGCAGGAATTCAACGTCCTGCGGTTTGATTGTCACTTCTCTGCTGTCTGTCATGTTAGCTCCTCGCTAGGTCTGGGCGCCGAGCATTCGGCGCAGTATGGTGAATTTGGCAGGTGCGGCCGCGGGCAGGACATACATTCCTTGTCGTCGACCTTCTGTTGCCTGAATCGCTCGTAGGCGTCGTCCTCGTCCTCCGTGGGGTAATCCAGGAGGTCCTCGGGTTCCTGCGGGCCGTCAGATATATGGCATGGCATTTTCGGCATAGGAAATTTTCCGGTCAGTCTGTGTTGCTTGTATGGACATTTGACCATACAATAGCTCAGGTGTCCATACACGGAGCGAGCATGAAACGCAAAACCAAGAAGTTCCAAATGAGGATGGATCCCGACGACCACAGACATCTGATGCAGCTGGCCGGATTGGAGCGCAAGAGCATGGCCGAATGGATCCAGGACGAGATCCGCAAGGCCGCCAAGCGGGAGAAACTGAAATGACGGTAATTGAGGCCAAATGTAACGAGTGCGGGGCCGAGATCGCTGAGGGCTGCGTCCCGCACCGATCGCTCGATGCTTTCGACGATGATCCCGAGGCCTATTGCCCATCCTGTCAGGGCGATGACCTGACGTTTTTCAACACCGAACCTCCGGAGCGAGAAGATGAGCGGGAATTTCACCGTGATTGAGAACATCGAGAAATACAGCCAGATATTCAACCGAATCGAGAACGGCGAGAGCCGCTGGTTCTACACCGACGAGGAGGGCAACGACCATGAGATCCAGAGCACTTTCACCGAATGGAAACAATTACGAACGCTTATCGCGGTTGCGCGCTGTCCGGATGAGAATTGCGTCGATGGCGCGATACCTGTCCAGGTTGGCGAGGACGAGTTCGAGGCTCAGCAATGCCAGTGGTGTTACGAGCGGGCCGGCATCCTTTACGGATACGATTGAGCGATTGCGCTTGACGCTGCCACCACGATGCTAGTAGTTTCGACATCGCAAATTTTAAAGGCCCGACCGCTACCAACGATCGAGCCTTTCGGAATTCGGATAGGCGAATACCGGCGCAGGCGAATTATCTCACCCTGTCGCATCTCGTCGCAACCGGATTCCCGGTGTGGGCGAACCTACCGACCGAAACTCAGGGCATCGCATCATCAAATCCGTGCAACGTCCCGGCCCCGACGACACGGTGGGTGGGAGTCTCTGACTCAGCCGAACCTGTACCGAATGGCGCTGGCTTAGCCACCCTGTAGGGGGTTAGCTGTGCCTAAACGAGGAGAATCATGGACCTAGAAGAACGAAACGATCCGCTCTACAACGCGCTGCAACCGCTGGTCGACCAGCACGTTAGCGCGCTACTGGACGAGGACGGCGTCGACAACGATCGCGCGTCGGTCATCCTGGCGCACTTCAGCTTTGCGCTGGCCCACATCATCACCGCCGGCTTCCTGCGAAACATGCCAGACGGCGGCGAGGTCGCTCTGCCGGCCAAGGTGCGGTTTTCCTGCGATCAGGTGCATGCCCTGACGGTCGAGCACATGCGCGAGACGCTGCGGCTAAACGATATTCCTGACCCTTGGGCCGAGATGCCCGAGAAGTCACTGAATGAGCAAACTTTTGACGAAATAATGAGGGAAATCAATGACCAAGAAAAAACTTAGCTTTCGCCAGCGGCTCCGTGACGGCGCCGAAAACAAACTGGACAAGATGGTAAGCACCATGCAGGCGGCTGCTACTCGGGTGATCGAGGAGCACGATAGCAACATCAACGAGTACCTGCTCATGCAGCTTGCCAGCCAGCCCATACAGGGCAAAACGCTGCGCCACGATCTTGTGACCAAGCTGGCCAACGAGGCCGAGCAGGAGCTCGAGGCGCTCTACAACGACCAGCACAAGCTGGATCTCGGAGAGGGCGATGACTGAATTCACCATGCCAGACGGCTCGACGATCGAGCTCCCGCCCGGTGCGATTGCGTTCGAGAAGATCGCCGTCGATAACATCGAGGCCACAGCCGCCACGCAGATGCGCGTCAGGCTGGATCGCGGCATCATCGACCAGTACGCCGAGGACATGCTGAACGGGGATCCGTTCCCGCCGATCCACGTCTACCGCGAGGAAAACACTGATCGCAACATCCTGGCCGATGGCTTCCATCGCCATCGCGGGGCGATCAATGCCGAGCGAGAGGACATCGGCTGCTGGATCTATCCCGGCGGCATGAAAGAGGCTCTGATCCACGCGCTCGGATCCAATCACGGCCACGGCTTCCGGCGCACCAACGCGGACAAGCGCCACGCCGTCGAGATGGCCCTCAAGGATCCGGAGATCTCTCAGCTGATGCAAAAAGAGATCGCGGACATCTGCCGCGTGACCGATCGCACGGTGCGCAATATCCAGAACGCGCTGCTGGCCAAGGACACGTCGAACGACGAGGACGACCGGAAAGATTCCGGTGAGGCGCCCGAGACCCAGACCGCGGCCGAGAACACGCGCGACTCTGGCGAGGTCTCGCAGGAGCAGGTCGAGACTGACGAGCTCCGGCAGGCCCTCAAGATGATCACAGTGTTGCCGTATCCCGGCGAGCAAGCGCCCGAGCGCCTGATCCTGGACGATGACCTGATCGCAGACTGCGAGCACGTCTCTATCTGGCTGGCCTCGCTGGTGCTCGAGTCCCGCAAGGAGCCGGCAGATGGCTGACCTCGACTTTCGGTACGAGATGCCTGACGGCCGCGTGGTCGAGGCCTTCCAGCTGACTGAGGCCACGCGGTTTCAGGAGAAACGCTGGCCTGACTGGATGAACAGCCGGATCCTGATGACCAAGGAGAGCAAGGACGGCGGCAAGAAAACGAACTGGCTCAATATCAATGACGTCGAGACCGAGATCCCCGAATACGGCTGGATAGTCAACGAGGACGGCCGGATCACGGCCGTCGACTACGAGGTCATGGAGACCGCGGTCAAGCTGGTGGCTGATCCTGTGGTGATCCCAGACGAGGCCAAGTACCTACCTGACGATGCCCTGCGACTGGCGGCCAAGCTGTCCAAGCAACCGTTCGACGAGGTCAAGGCGGCCGATCGAGCTCAGGTCGATCGCACCAATGCGATCAGGCAAGAGATGATCGACGCCAACGAGGGTGTGACCGCCGACAGGATCGAGGAGATCGCGGCCGAGCGTGAGCGTGAGCTCCTCGGAGAGGATGAGCCGCCGCCGGCGCCGACGACCGCGGCCCAGGATGGCGTGGTCCCGATTGCCGAGCTCGTGACCGTGCTCGAGGTACTGAAAAACGACGCGCCTGCCGGCATCGCTGCGCTCAGGGCCAGCGTGTCACAGCGCGTAACGTGGTGTAACTGTGCTCCCGGCCAGTGCTCAGGCTGCTCGGCAGAGGAGCGAATTGGGTGCCGGCAGAACAGCCCGCTGACCCACGAATAGGAGATCTCTATGACTGACACAATCAAACCGCCGATGAACGTCCACATAACGATGCAATCTGGCGGCCACTTCAAGGTCGAGGGCGATCAGGCCCGCGAGTTTATGCGGAAGTTTCAAAACGCGACGAGCGAGTGGATTGAGTTCCCCTGCCAGACGTGGACCATGATGCTCAAGCGGGAAAACATCGAGGCGCTATCGATAAAAGAATGATCGAGGAGCGCCAGTACCAGATCGATGACGTCAACCATGCGATGCACCATGGCAAGGATCGGCGCGTCATCCATTGCTCGCCTACCGGATCCGGCAAGACGGTCATTCAGTGCCAGATCGCCAAGCGGGAATTCGAGCGAGGCGACTCCACGGCGATCCTGACACCGCGGAATGAGATCCTGGGCCAGACCCTCGAGCTCGCCAGATCCGACGAGATGATGGGCTACCGGAACGTCTCGGTACTCAGAGCGAAACGACCGGGCGAGCGATGGGATCCCGTGGCGCCTGTGCATGTTGTAAGCTGGCCGACCCTGATCGCGAGGGTCCGGTCAGATCCCCATTTCTGGTTTCCCAAAGTCGACCGGGTGCTTGTCGACGAATGCCATCTCTCCGTGGCACCCAAAATACTCGAGATACTCGAGCATTACGCACCGAAAGCCCGCATAGACGGGTACACGGCCACGCCCGCGCGCCTTACCGGCCGCGGGCTAGGCCACTTTTTCACGGAGATCAAACATGTCACAACAGTCAGACGGCTCCTTGAGGAGGGCTATCTTGCGCCGCTGGAATACTTTGGAGCGGCAACGCCAGACCTTGCAGGCATCAAAGTCCGACGAGGAGATTATGAGACCAAGAAATTGTCTAAGGCCTGCGTGGAGTTGGTCGGAGACGCTGTCGATAACTGGCTCCGTCTCGCTTCTGACCGGCACACGATTACATTTGCCGTTGACATCGCGCACTGTGAAGCCCTCGCTGAGCGATACCGACATGTCGGCATTAAAGCGGCAGCACTCCACACAGGACTCGAGCAGAACGAGCGAGACGACATCGTGGCTGCGTTCAAAGCCCAACGGGTTCAGGTCCTCGTAAACGTCTCGATCGCCAGCTACGGATTCGATGCGCCGAGCGTCACTTGCATACAGGCCTGCCGGCCGACCAAGTCGATCGTGCTCTGGCTGCAAATGTTGGGCCGCGGCATGCGGGTCGGCCACGGGCCCTGCCTCGTCCTGGATCACGCCGGCAACACTCAGAATCTCGGCTTTGCTGATGACCTGTACCGCTGGACCCTCGACGAGGGCAAGGCCGCAGCGCACAACTGGTCCCGCGACGAGCGATCGAACGAGGACGAGGAATCGAAGTCGCACGAGTGCGGCCAGTGCCATCACATTTTCAAGAGATCCAGGGTGTGTCCGATGTGCGGGTGGAAAGTCCCGTTTTCCAAGCGCGACGTCGACACCGTGGAAGCGGACCTCGTCCGCATTGGCAAGAATACGGCCGAGCCCCTGCCGGAGGGCTGGCCGAGTCACGAGGTATTTTTCGGAATGCTCCGGCACCACGCAGAGGCCCGGGGCTACAGCCCAATGTGGGCCGTCCATAAATTCGAGGAGAAGTCTAAATGCAAACCGCCTTACGACTGGAACAACCACGCCAAGGTGCCACCCAATGAGCGGGTCAAAAACTGGATCCGATCCCGACAGATCGCCTACGCAAAGAGCCGGCAAAAAGCCGAGCAAGGACGCCGACCGGCTTAGGTTTCTTGCCGATCGCGCGGCGATCCTGCTGGTCGTGGCCATGAATCAACACGGCGGGGACCTCAACCCGTTTTTCCGTGAGGGCCTGTACGAGGATGCCGGCAGCCTCGGTGACGAGATCCGCGGCTGGCCCCAGTACAACACCGCCATGGACGTCATTCGCCTGTGGCTCAAAAAACACGATAGGAGGCAAAATGCTGAAACGTAGACAAGGCGGGGGCAAGGGCCCTCGATACGGCAAAAACGTGGACGCCAATCAACTCGAGATTGTGCAGGCCCTCGAGGCGATCGGCTGTGACGTCCTCGAGGTCGGCTGGCCGGTGGACCTCCTGGTTGGCTACCGCGCGCTCAACTTCCTGATCGAGGTCAAGGACCCCAACAAGCCGCCATCCGAGCGCAAGCTGACGGCCGAGCAGGACTCATTTTTCAAGCTGTGGCGCGGGCAGGTCCGCAAGGTCGAGACCGCTGACGACGCCATCCACCTAGTAACGAGGGCACACCGCCATGACAAGACCAAAGAATGAACCGCGGGTATCCGAGAAACGGCCGTACTCTTACGCGACCGGCGTCACCAAGCGCCGGGACAAGTGCCTCGACGCTGACGAGATCAGCCTGCTGTACCGAATTGTTGGCTGGATAGGGCCTGTACCTAATTTGCCCCGTGACAACGTGGTCCACGTGGTCCGGATCTGGGCAGACATCGACGAGTACAACGACATCCACATGGGCTCGATTTGATGGTAGGCAAAACCCGGCAGGCCAATGCCAAGGACCGCAAGCGCATGGATACGATCGCTCAATACTGCGGTTGTCTGCCTTGCTTGCTGATGGGCTGGCCCGACGTGCATACCTCGATCGAGCATGTAACCGAGCGCGGGCGCCGGATGCCTGACGAGCACCAGTGGACGATCGGCCTGTGCGTCTGGCATCACTTCGGCCATTGCCAGCACGGCAAGGGCAGGCAACAGATGAGCGGGGAGCTCGGCCCGCCGCTAACCTGGGGCCGGCATATCTTCGAGGATCATTTCGGGGACGAGGTCAAAGTCCTTGTCCCGACTCAAGATTTTGTGCTGGCGAAGTTTGACGAGAGGCCGTGGCCTGAGTACGCTCTGCCTCGAGACGTCGCAAGACTCACGAGAATTCATTGGATAGAACTGAATGCAGCACCTTCACGATACACCGTCCAATCATAGTCAAGCGGGATCCCGCATGGCCAAAAGTTCGGTTGATTTGTGGAGAGGTCGAGAGGATCCGGCACCCAGGAGCGGTGCCGGAGGTCTGGGAGCGCGATAAATGGTTATGGAGCGCCCGAAAGTCACTCAGGACTTCCTGAACCGCCTCGAGAAGCCCACAGACATGCCTGACTTGCCTTGGGTACAGTGGCGGGTCGAGAACGTGGAGGAGATGGCCAGATTCATCGAGGATCAGGTCGTCAACAAATTCAACGTGCGGGCCCGCTTCGTAAACATCCCCGGCGACCAGCTGCTCATTCAGACGGCCGTGCTTAACTCGGACTTGCAACTCAGCCCCGGCGACTGCCTTGTCGTGCACCCAGACGCAGGACGGCCCCGACTTGGGATAGTCAGGGCCGCCAATTCGGTGCCGTTTCGTGAAGCCGATGGCCTCAAGGATCACAACAATCCTGAGTTCATGGACCCCAAGGCCGGCAAGATTTCACACTAGGGCATCAATACCAGACACTCGAGAGTGAATTGCACCGTATAGGGGAAAGGCCGCTCGCCTTTCATCCAGCGCCGGATCGATCGATCGTCATGGCCGATAACCTTGGCCAGCCTGCCTTGGCTTAGCCCCGTGGACGTCACCAGTTGAGTGAAATACTCCGGATCCTGGTTATGTAGTCGAGCATCGGGTTTCATGCGCGGCCCTCCTCTCCTGGGTATGTCATTAGCCAGTCGTCGAATATGCCGGCCTGCCTCGGCTCCTCCTCGTCGAGCAGGTCCGGCTCGCCGTCGATACTGGCCTCGCATAGGATCGGGTCGCCATTGGGCCACGCTCCGAGGTTGGCGCTGGCGCAGTCGAGTGCATCCAGGAGCGCCTGCCTTGCTTCCGGCTCGCTGTCTCCCTGGACTCTGATAGTTGCAAATAGCTTGCAGTCGTAGCTGTATTCCATCGATTTAACTCCAAAAAAAGCCGGCCCCGGTGGGCCGGCGTTGTGGTTGGTTTAGATCTGGCGGCCGAGCTCTCGGCTGGCCCAGTTATAGAGGCCCTCGTCGTTCCGGAGCCAGTCCTCGCGCTCCTCGTCGTTCAACGTCTGGCCCTCCATGCCCGGGACCGATGTCACGGCCCGGTCGATCTCCTCGCGGTGCTCTCGCACCCAGTCGCGCAGCCTCATGCCTGTAACCTCCTGCGGCACTGGTCCGCGTCTGCCTTGGTCTTAAAAAGGTGATAGCACCCGGCGACTATTAGGGCCCACTTGCCCACGTCGCCGGGATCCAAGTTAGCCCGCTCGGCCGTCTCGTCGTCGACCTTGAAAGGCGCGTAAACTTTGGGGCCGCTCATGCCGTCGCCTCCCTGGGCTCGTACAGTGCGCGCAGGAAGTCGGCCACGGTCATCTGGCCATCTGCCCCAAGGTGGGCCCACAGCTTCGCGTCTCCGAGACTGTCCGGCGATCCCTGCGCGTAGATTGTCGGCGGGTTGAACTCGCCCAAGTATTTGCCCTCGGGGTCGGTGATCGGGACCGTTGTCCCAGACATCGGCACCCGGTCGTGATATACCTGCCGGCCCTCGATCGACTTCACGGGCCCGCACTGGCCCCAGTGCTTGACATGGCCCGAGAAACTGAGCGCGCCCCACCTTGGCCCGCGGGCCACTTTGAGAGTGATCTCGGCAATAAAACCGCCGATTAGCGTGAAGTATTTGACCTCGGTGCCCCAGTTATTGAGCCGGACATGCCACGGCGCGACCTCGAAATATTCGCGGATCTCGTCGGCGCTGAATCCCTTGGCGTTCTCTTTTTCCTCCAAAAACGCGGCCGTAGCTGGCGCGGCCACAAAATACTGATAACGGCCGCGGGCGTAGTTCTTGCCGATCGGCGGCAAGGCCTTGCAGATCTCCACGGCGCGCTCGATTGTGACCGGCTCCTCGCTATGGTGATCGCCGTAGCCAAAAGCGACCTGAGTGCCGTACAGCTGCCGCCAGTGAACAATCCAGGGTTGCGGGGCCCCGGCGGCCTCGAGGGCCTCGCGGAGCGCCTGCTCGTGGGCTAGGTCCTCGGCTTCCTTTTTCTGGCGAGCCTCGAGGATCTGGCGCTGTTCTGCATGTGTTTTTGCTAGTGTCATGGTGTTACCTCCGTTAGGTTGTGGGAATCAGTCCCGACAAGGGCCCGCGGCTGCAGGCCCTTGGCGCGGTGACTCAGTAGTCAAAGCCATAGGCCTCGCCGCCCTCGGCGTCGGCCCAGTTCGCGAGCCGCTTGGCCGCATAGATCGCCGTCAGGTCGCATAAATAGCCGCCCTGCTCCTCGGTGTCGGTGAAAGTGT